TTTGTTCCTCAACGAACGCGTTCGTTAGATTTTGACGATTTTAGATGAAACCACTACCGGATTCCCCTTGATGAGTTTTTCGCGTTCGAGCATTTTTTTTGCAGAAAGTTCAGGGCATGCGTGTACTTCGAGTTGAATACACGATGAACAAAATTTATTTGTACACGATGTGCACGGCAACATGAGACGTTGACGCCGTGCACATCTGGTGCACTTTCCAACATCCATTATTATACGAGCGCGGTTTTATTCTAATAGACCAACGGGCGGCGGCGGACTTTACTCCAAATAAATCCCGTACTTGATACACTGCCGACACGACAAGTACAGATCACGCTTCATCAGCTTGTCCAACTTTGATTCTGGAATGTTCGTCTCACGAAGATAAATCTTCTTCATACGCTTCATGAGCTTTTCACACTGAAGCATTTCATCCTTCATGTTTTCAAACTTGCCCCAAAACTCGGTTCCGAGTTGATGAATGAGCAGATATGCATTTGGACGAACGATGCGACTGTCACCTCCGAGAAACATGAATGTCGCAGCAGACGCACATATACCCTCGGCAATTGTGACAACGCGACATTTGAGTGAACGAAGAAAGTCCATACAGCCAAAACCTGCGTGCAAATCCCCCCCTTCGCTGTTAATGTGAAGACGAATCACGGGCGTTGCATCTTGACCAAACATGCTGACAAACAGATCACGTTCCACCTTTTTCATTACAGTACACAGTTCAGCAACAGAGTCTGTCGATACGTCGCAGTAGAAAAATACGTCATTCCCTTCCACCTTGACAAAGTCGAGCGTCGGTTCTTCTTTTTCCATTAGTCTCCAAGCGTCTGTTCACTCTAGAATAGGATGAATGATACGAGACAGTGTATCCATGCAACAGTCATAGAGCGTATTAAAGTTCCCAGAGTCCGCTCCATAGTTGTCCCAGTACTCATTAAACTCATCAAGAACACGCGGCAAAGGCTCTTCGATAGGAAGACCCAACCCAATGATGTTCTGTGCAATACCGTGGAGTTCCTCAAAGTGATCAGACTGAGCACCATACTCCTGCACACGATCCCAGAGACTGATAAGCTGAATCATCAGTCGATCGTTCATTTTGGTTACTTTGATCAATTTGTTTTCAGACTTGGCACATACATGACATGAATTTTTAGTTAAAGAGGTGTGACGTTAATAAGTCGAGGACAGTGTCCTCACACGAGCTCTGTTAATTCAGTCGGTAGAATGCCAGTCTTATGAGCTGGAAGTCGTGGGTTCGAGCCCCACACAGAGCATAAATAAAATATCCTTTTCTATATCATGGTTGCAAAAATATGCAAAATATGTAATATAGAAAAAGATACATCAATGTTTAATAAACATAAAACTGGACAATACGGTGTCAGAGGAACATGTAAAATATGTTGTAAGAAAACACACGAAGCCCCGACATCTGGTTTTTTCAAGTGCTCAAAATGTAATATACTAAAGTCATTTATGTGTTTTAATAGAAATTCTCAATCTTCAATTGGTATATGTTATATGTGTAAGGAATGTTCGAATAAAAAATCACGTGAAAGACATAAAAATACACCAGGTTTATATGCTAAAGAGTCAAGACAACGTAGACTTAATATTAAAAATAGAATAAGAATGAATTTAGGTACACGTTTGTGGCAAGTTGTTAGTAAAAAACACGGAAACACAATGGAATTGACAGGTTGTACAACCGAACTCTTAATGACATATATCGAGTCTAAATTTACAGACGGTATGAATTGGGAAAATTATGGAAAATGGCACATAGACCATATTGTACCATGCGCTTCATTCGATCTCGAAAATCCAGAAGAACAGAAAAAATGTTTTCATTGGTCAAATCTTCAGCCTTTGTGGGCAGAAGACAATATTAGAAAAGGTTCTCGGCTATGAGCCCACAACCCGGGGGCGGCACCCGGTTGGCGCAACTTAGGCAGTCAATTGACGTGCCCACGCATTCTTGTACTTTTTGTTAATCCCAGCATGTACAAGGTTGTTCCACGTGTATGCATTTTTTGTATTCAATCCAAGTGAAAGAAGTGCCGATCCAATGTTGTTTGCATCGTTTGAATTTTCATTCAAACGATACTTTTTGCCTTTGACGGGTGCAGACTTTTTCTTGGGTGCCGCCTTTGGTTTTGTTGGTCTCGGTGGGCTCAGGCGTTTTGGAATGTTGAGACGTGGATTCTTTGGTGGATTCCATGCAGGCACATGAGTCGCGACACCCGTAATGACATTTTCTTTATTATACGCTGCTTTGCCAATCTTGGGTACGTGCTGATTCACCCACGATTGCATGGCAGCCTTTATAGCCTTTTGACTCGGGTACTTGCCCTTGTTGTTTGTTTGGAGCGCAGCGCCCAAAAGTGCGGTGCGATACGAGTTCTTTGTATTATTCGGAAGCCAGTTTGGTACAGTAATTTTCGATTTGTAATTTGTCTCGATGAGGTTGCGACGAGCACCCACCACCGCCTCCTTGGCAAACGTCTTTATAGCCTTGGTCACGTTTGCCTTTTTCGCACCGACTGGCAACTTGGAAAGACGCACCAGAAGTTTGTTTGCATTTTCGTTCCTGTAATAGTTCCCAATGAGCGCCTTGTATGCATTTCTGTGCTCTTGGTTTTTCATATTCGCCTCAAGTTCAGCGCCAAAGTTTGCCAAACTTCCGAGGTTCGAGTTTGATGATGACGCACGTGATGACGGGGATGGAGTCACGGGCTTGAGCGAGTTTTTGTAGATGAGAATGGAGGCGTACTTTTTGTTTTTTGGTTGGAGATTGTACGATTCGTGATACGTTGCAGGCAAAAACGCCTTGGCAATCTTGTTTTGATTTGCAACTGGTATCGTCGACCAGTTGCGCGTCGTGCGTTGAGCAAACCCCTTTTTGTTCGCCTGCGTCTTTTCGACGCGACTGTTGTTCAGAAAACGATAGTACACTTCGTTCAATTTCAGATTGTATGCGCGGTTGCCGATGTTCTTGACTCCCGCCTTGTTCTGGATGAGTTTGGCGATTCTGGCTGGGTTCATCGATTCGTTCGCCTGTGGAATGTTCATGTTACGTGCGACTGTAATGAGCTGCGCCTTGGTCAGACGAGACGCCTGGCGTCCGTTGATACGAATCATACCATTGAGACCCATGACAATTGTGTGCTTTGCGCCTGTATTGGCATTCGTCTTGACATTTTCCCCAATTTTGAAAATAACGCGAACGCTTGCAGGGATGTTGCGACCCGCCTTTTTGTACGTTGCAATCACAGTCTTGCGACCAGATGCGAGTCCAGATGGTATCTTAAACCAGTATGGTTGTTGACCTGGACCAGGTCTCACGTAAAAACCTGGTTTTGTCGCGTTCCAACTTGGAGCGCGGCGATTTTCTCCTCCTTTTTCAGCCACATTGGTGAGAGGGAATCCAGCAGATTCAAATGCATTAATGGTGGACTGTGGGATGTTTCTCCCTGCATTTTTGAACGCCTTGACAACCTTTGGTGCAACGGCTGTGAGGTTCATGGGACCCATAGGTTTCCACTCTTTGGTGGTTTTGTTCTGTTCCATCTTGTGCCACATGTAGAAGCGTGGCTTTCCATTTATTCCCGGACGAATGTAAAACCCTTGTGGTGGCTTTTTCAGCGCGTTCCATGTTCCTGCGAGCGGGTTTCTGTTTGCGAGTGCCGCTTTTTTTTCACCCGAGGTTTTCCCAGTGGGTTTACCTATGGCTGCGGTTTTCCCGAGGTTCATCACGAGAAAAGGCGTGACACCATACTCGGTGAAGAACTTTTTGAACAGCTTACGAGGTTCGTCGCGCTCGCTCGGGTTTTTTATACCAGAGAATAAAACCGTGCCGTTTTGAAAAAACTGGTAGGTCCATTTGGGGTCTTTAAGTTTGAGTATCACTGCAGGCACACCGGCTTCGGGTGTATACGGCATTATCTTCTCTCTCATTGACGATGGGATATGGCGAAGTTCCTCAGACAGGTCCTTTAATAGAAATGGCTTATTCACGTAGAATATTCCGTTGATGTTCTTGTATGTTGGTTTTTCGCGAAGGATGGACTTTGGAACCAGACCGCTCTTCACACATGATAATAAAGCGGGTTCGTATGGACCTGGTCCAAGGATATCGATGCTTGACGACTTGAGAACGATTGTATGCTGTCCCTTTTTTATTGTAAACTTGGTAATTCCTTCGAGATCACCGATCCATCCCGTTCCAGGTGTCCATCTTAGTTTTGTGTTTTTTGACGTCGTCTTGGATCCGACAATTTCAGAAAATCCCTTTGGTGTATTCTGGAAAAATGCACCAAAGTCTACATCTACTTTGAATGTAACAACCTGTGTTGTTATTTTTGAGCTAGACAATTTCCATGCACCTTGGTTATTTGTAAAAACGCGCTTTGCGCGCCATAGTTTTTGGAACTTTGTAAGTCCTTCCATGAAATGGTACTATATTTTTTTCACAACCGCTTTGAGAACCTTCTTCTTCACGGTTGGTTTTGTAAACTGTGAAAACACCTTGTCGAGATCAGTGTCATGAACAATCTTCTTCTTACTCTTCTTGGGCTTGTGTGTCTTCACTGGAGTCGGTGCAATGTAATTCTGGAGTCGGACTTTTTCAATCTCCTCTGCAGTTGCACCATGTCGTTCGAGTCCAAAGATGTAACTTTCGAGTTGAACCATCGGTACATGCACGGGTGGCTTGTATGGGGGGATCTGTCGTCGGTGAATCAGTTTGTAGACGATGCTGTTTTCGGCATCTGCAAATGTCAGTGTGCTCCTGTCGACACTGAACTGCGGACGAGGAACCGGTCGTTTGTACATTAAAGTCAAGACGCATTTTCTTTTTAGAAATGGAGGAGACACTGATCAACTCTGTCATTGTCGAAAACTCTCTTCGCGAGCTGATTGGTATGCGGATCACCAAAACGGTCGCCGAGACGAAGAAACGTAGTGTGTACCGTGAGGGACTCGTATTTGCATACAACGGTACAGAGTGGCTTGTATACGATGACAACTCGGGTGAGACGTTTGATCTGACGTTTGAGGATTTCATCATGAATAAAATTTTTGTACACTATGACTAGATGGATGAGTGTCCGGTGTGTCTAGAGAATTTAACAGGAACGGTTGTGCACATGGAGTGCTGTAAGAAACAAGTTCACATTCAGTGTTACTTGACCAAGTGTCCTATGTGTCGTGCCAGCCTTCCATCCCCACCTTCTTTATCTGTAATTGTACCAGTACCTGTACCAGTGTATCAGCAGACGCCGCGGCGAACGAGGTCTCAAAGTGCATGTCTATTCATTACAGTCATATCAGTCGCGAGTCTAATCGTTGTCAGTCCCCAGTTTTTTTAGTCGTCCTCCTCGGACTCTTCGCAGTAAGGCTCCACGATCACCTCTGTGAGTGTAACAGGCTCGTCCTCCTCCTCCTCGTCATCCTCGTACTCCTGCGTCTTGACAATCTTCGCCAGTCGCTCCTTCAGACTACGCGGAGGCGACTTGACCAACTCAAACTCCTCCTCGTCGTCGGTGTCCACAAGAGGAGTGCCGTGAGACTGGCACAGCTCACAATCGTCGTGCTCCTTGGTGTCGAGCTCGTGGGTGTGCTTGGGCTGCTCCGTCTTCTTCTTGGCAGGCTTCTTCTTCTCGGCAGGAGTGGGCGTGGACTTTTTCACGGGTGCGGGCTTCTTCTCCTTCCCCCCCGACTTGAGGTGCACGCGGCACATGCACTCACCAGACACTGCGTTGAGAGAGCAGGGCTTGCCCTTTGCCGTCACCGCAGTGCACTTGGCGGTCTTGGTCTTGGGCTCCTCCGTCGTCACCACCTTGGCAGCGCGCTTCTTCGGCGGCTCCTTGACCTCCTTCGCAGGCGTGGGAGGCAGGTCGGCAGGAAAGTAGGTGCTCACAAGGTAGTCCAGGTTCAGACCCTCACCCTCAGCGACACGGCTGAGCATGGAGGTCATCTCACGGCGCAGGATCTCGTCAAACATCATAGCAAAGGAAGACGCCATTTGTACTGTTGTTGGTGGTTGATTTCTTTTACGTTTTTTGCATGTTGGCGTGCACATTACACGATTTTTCTGCGGTATATATATGGCACATTATATGACCCCTGAAAATGCCAGAGCGTTGATCAACGCGTATCGCAAAATGACACGTAAGTCTGAAGAACAATCTAAACTATTTAGAAGATATCATGTTAATAATAATAGAACACTCAAGCTGAATAACATTGCAAAAATAGGATATAATGAGAGACAAGCTTATATTACACTTGCAAAACGTCTTAAAAATAAATACCGTAACCATGTAGTAGAACCTTTATTTGAAAGTTTTCCATTACTCAAAACCGCTCAGTCACTTAATTCATTTTATTCTGGAATTCCAAAGGTGATAAGTTTTCGTCAAAAGGCACGACGAAGACGACTCAGTGAAGCGTTTATGAAAAGTCCATCGTATCAAAAATTGATCTTTAAGAGTGGACAGAAGAAAGCCGAAAAAATGCTTGAGAACAAACTAGAAGAGTGGAAAAAACTACGTAATAACATTTCGAACAAAATTCGTATTTACAAAAGTACGGGTAATACCAAGGCTAAAAATGAAGCGCTTAATATGATTAATAAAGCGAGTGGATTTGCGATACCCAAAAACACATACTTTAAGAATCTTGGTTTGAAATAATTTTTCAATCGGAGCTGGACGATTGAAAAAAAATCGCTCCCGGCAGGTTTCGAACCTGCGACTTTGAGGTGGCGAAGCGGGGAACATGTTCCCCTTAACAGCCTCACACTCTACCAACTGAGTTACAGGAGCACCTCTGACTTGAGTGATTCGAACACTCGACCAGCGGAGCTTCGCCAATGGTCACAGACCGGAGCTACAATCCGAAGCGCTACCACTGCGCCAAAGTCAGATGCGTGAATAGTTTAGTGACATATTCAGGTCAAATTCTTTTTATAAACTGAAGGACCCGTTTTTTTCCATACATTTGGATGGCTATTGAGATAATTAGTCATTTTAAATAATGGGGAACGAGTCGACATTGCTTTGTATCCCAGTCCTTTCAAGTGTTTTTCGGCGGCATTTAACATAATCGGAGTAAACTTGATATATGGAAGACTAGGTTTGTATTTGTTTTTCATAGCATTCGTTAATTGTTTATTCAAGTTCACAGTCTTCTGGATTCCTTGAAAGTGACCAGTTGATCTGTTTGGTGCTTTCGTGCCGTTCACCCATACATGCCCCAAGTAACGATTGTTCTTCGTCGTTAAAATAATAGGTATACCATTTGCAAGTCCCGTGAAATTATAGTTTTTATTCACAAACCAGTTTTTGTTATTAGAAAACTTAACATTGGTTTTTCTTGGGATATATGGTTTACTGTTACCAAGTCGTCGCCTGGATTCTGTTATAAGACGATGATATGGATTTCTAACATTAAGAAGCCTTTTAGCGTTATTCTCAGGGTTTTTAAACAAAACACCGGACAGTTTATCTTGTTCTTGACGAAGCCACACCCTGAGTTTATTTTTATTTGTGCTAGTTTCCATTGATGTAACACATGATAATATTATGGCCCTGGCGGGGGTCGAACCCGCACTCTCTCGCTAGCGTACGGGTGAAGTTTCACCCTTAGAAGGCGAGTACATTATCCGATTATGCTACAGGGTCGTTATAGGTTCCAGCCCGCTGTCGGAAAACCCATTTTCCTCAGAGTCCTGTGTACTACGATGGAACCATTGAGTGCTCCAGGGGTGTGTTGATCACCCGACCCCACGCTCTTTCAGTTGGGGAAATTTTTCCCACTACAAAGCGAGTGCTCTACCAGCTGAGCTACTGGAGCGTCTACTATTATAACGTGAAATAACTTTAAGCCATCCTGACGCACTACATGTACCAATCAGGATTTGTCTTGTACCATTCGACTGTTTTCACGAGGGCACTTTCAAAGTCAATTTCTTCTTTCCACCCGAGTCCCTGGAGAGCAGACGAATCAACTGCGTATCGTTTGTCGTTGTGTGGACGATCAGACACGTGAACTTTTTCCCCCACTCCTGTCCCTGTCATCTGCTTGAGCATCTCAAAAATCTCATTGACAGAATATTCATTTTGAGTACCTATGTTGTAGACAGTCCCTGTCACTCCTTTTTGTATCACGGTCATGACTGCACGTGATACATCATCGACATATATGAAATTGCGTCTTGATATACCTTTGCCGTGAATGATGCATGGTTCATCTGCCAACATTCGAGTCACGAATGCAGGGATGACTTTTTCGGGGTATTGCTTTGGACCAAATACGTTATTGCCACGTGTAATGACATATGGGATTTTGAATGAGTGCCCGTACGCCTTGACGAGAAGTTCAGCCCCCGCCTTGGTCGCTGAATATGGATTTGTAGGATTCAGGACAGAAGTCACGGGATGACTTGTTTCATTCAGATCAACTTCACCGTACACTTCATCAGTGCTGATGTGCACAAGTCGACAACCAGATTCCTTGACACATTCAAGTATGGTATATGTACCAATGATATTATCATGAATATATTGATGTGCGTTTTCAAATGACGTATCAACATGAGACTGTGCAGCAAAGTGAACAACGACATCAGGGTTGAACTCACTAAAAAGACGTTTCATCTTCATCATGTTTGTAATGTCAGCTTGGACGTATGTGTACCGAGGGTCACTGGTGTGTGACACGTTATGTCGACGAGCACAGTAATCACAACGATCAATGTTGAGTACAGCAGTCACCTCTGTATGATTCACAAGTACGTGATCTATAAAGTTTGAGCCTATGAAACCGAGTCCTCCTGTGACGAGAATTCTCATATTAAAAGAATGACACTAATAAACTTTAGACATGACGACGCAAAAGAAGGTTTGGTACGCCCCGAATCAGTTTGAGGCATACGGAGAGGATGAGATCAAGGCTGTAAACGACTGTCTTCGTGATGGATGGCTTGCCGGGTTTGGTCCACGGACGCTCGAGTTTGAGAAGAAGGTGGCTGCACGTTTCGGGAAGAAGCACGGTCTCTTTGTCAACTCTGGGTCGAGTGCCATTTTGCTGGCGTTGTGTGCCCTCGACTTCAAGCCAGGCGACGAGGTGGTGACGCCGGCGTGTGGATTTGCAACGACTGTGGCGCCTATTACACAGTGTGGACTCAAGCCTGTGTTTTGCGACTCTGAAATTGGCAAATACGTCCCGAGTGTCGATCAGATTCGAGCAGTTGTCACGGACAAGACTCGTGTGATTTTGATTCCAAACCTCATCGGAAATGTGCCCAACTGGGCAGCGATCCGCGAGGCTTTTCCTGGTGTGATTCTGATCGAGGACTCTGCAGATACTATTCCGACAGAGACTCCAGAGTACCAGACTGACATTGCAACGACGAGTTTCTATGCTAGCCACGTCATCACGGCAGGAGGGGTTGGTGGTATGGTGATGTTTAATGATGATGCTCACCTGAAACGGGCTACGATGTTTCGTGATTGGGGTCGCATTGGTGACAATGCCGAGGATCCATCTGAGCGGTTCAATTACTCGGTTGACGGCATTCCGTACGACTGGAAGTTTTTGTATGGCGTTGCTGGGTACCATCTGAAGGCGTGTGAGATGAACGCCGCCTTTGGACTGGCACAGTGGAACAAGTTGGACACACTGCTGGCAAAACGTCGTGCAAACATTGAGCGTTATATGGAGAACTTGAAGGGCACCAAGTACTATCTGTTGCCTGACGACTCTCGTAAACCCAACTGGCTTGCGATTCCTCTGATGTGTCCGGACCGACTCGAGTGTCTCAAGTTTCTCGAGAAGCACGGGGTTCAGACTCGTGTGTGTTTTGCAGGGAACATCACACGTCATCCGGCGTGGCGCGAGTACCTCACAGAGTTTGACGGTGCAGATCGTGTGATGCGTGATGGGTTTTTACTCGGGGCACACCACGGAATGAGCCTCGATGATGTTGATTATGTCTGTAACCTGCTTAAGGAGTTTGAAGCATTCAATTGTAACAATGTCTAATAAGATTTTTTGTTGTAACGGCACCGAGTTTAATATACCAGATGACGAAACTGTGCAGAATCACATAAACGATCCTACAAGTTCAGCAAATATCATAATCGATCAGATTAATAATCAGCGTTTGTATGACAAGTATCTTAAGGGCAAAAAAGACCTGACTATTCTCGATTTGGGTGCGAATGTTGGATTTTTTACAATTTATGCACACGATTGTGCAAAGAGTGTTATATCCGTAGAGCCGACACCATCTCACCAGAAAGTTTTTGAGGTTCTTACACAGGACCTTCCGAACGTGAAGCTCGTGAAAGCTGCTCTTGCAGCTCGAGATGGTGATATTCAGTTTTACATTTCAGACGAAAACTCGACAGTCAATTCAATTGAGAACAAGACGGATAAATCAATTACAGTTAACGGTCTATGCCTAGAGACGCTCCTACGAGACGTGGATAAAATTGATTTTTGTAAAATTGATATAGAAGGTTCAGAAATGCAGGCTGTGACACTCGATACGCTCAAGCCTGTGTTTGATAAGATTGATAGTATTTTTATTGAAGTGCATGCAGTGGCTCCACACAACTTGCATTACGTCAGTGGACTGAAGATGATGGAAACACTGTCACGAGCCGGGTACACAATAGAACTCAAAAAGTTCAACTTTGATTTTTTTGATACCATCTATGCGTATAAAGATTAAATAGTACGTTAATGTATGAAGATTCTCATCACGGGAAAAAACGGGTTTATAGCGAGACATCTGTGTAAAAAGCTGTCAGAACACGATGTAGTACTAACAGACAAGTCTGATGATATTATATCAGCGTTAGATTCATTTCAACCGAACGTCATTTTTAATTTAGGTGCAGAGCTTTACAATGAAGATGACATGTTTGAAACGAATGTAGTGACGTCATTTAAGATTATTCAATGGGCTCGAGAACACAAACCCAAACTATTTTTATTTGGTTCATCGAGTGAATACGGACGAGTAAATAAACCAATGGCGGAGGTGGATGCGTTACTTCCGGATACAATTTACGAAGGTACTAAGGCGGCAACTTATATGTTAGCCCGTGCATGGTCACGTACTTACAACATAGCAATCACATATGTAAGACCGTTTACTATATATGGATATGATGAAAAATCTAATAAATTCACTTCTATATTGATTAAGAAGTATAACGACAAGTCGATTTTAAAATTGAATGAAGCTGTTCGTGATTATGTGTATGTTGAAGATTTCGTAGATGCTTTGATTTCGATTATGAACTATAATGAGACGGAATTGTTTAATGTTGTGAACATAGGTTCAGGGAAGCAGACTACGAATTCGGAGTTTGTAAAACTTTTTCAGCGAGAGCTGGATTACGTCTACCCGGTGGAATTGGTTGAAATTGGTAAGTCATATGACAGTATGTCGTGGGTATGTGATACGTGTGTACTCAATAATAAATATCATATTTTCATACCGTCGCTTGAAGATGGTATAAAGCGTTTAGTCGTTTCTGTTAAAAATGGAACGGATAGTTGACATTACATTCAGAAATAAAACGTCGCATCTAAGTACATGTCTCACTATGGTGAATATTTTAGATTCCATCTATAAAAATAAAAAACCGGATGATATTGTTATTCTAAGTGCTGGACACGGTGGATTAGCTCTGTACACAGTACTTGAGAAGTACATGAGTAATGTAAATGCAGAAAACTTGTATTTGAAACACGGTGTTCACCCACATCGTGACATTGAAAACGGTATTCATGTTTCAACTGGTTCACTTGGTTGTGGTATTCTTGTCGCAGTCGGTTATGCTATCGCGAATCGTTCTCGGGACGTGCACGTGGTTCTCACTGATGGAGAATGCGCTGAAGGATCTGTGTGGGAGGCACTTTCATTTGCTCACACACACAAGCTTGAAAATTTAAAAGTGCATGTGAATGTCAATGGGTATTCTGCATATGGGTCAGTTGATAAACTGTATATATGGATGCGCCTCAAAAGCTTTTTGTGGTCAACGAAAATTTGGTTCACAAAGACACCAGATGTATCTTTTCTAAGGGGTCTTCAAGCACATTACCACGTCATGAACGAAGGAAATAAAGAGGAGATTTTAAATTATATAAATGAGGAAGGAGTTTGTAAACATGTTGTACGAACTTATGAAGAAAGACTCTCGAATTTTCTTAATTACTGCCGATCTTGGATATGGCGTCCTTGATCGTATTCTTGCCGATTTTCCAGAACGCGCGTTGAATGTTGGTTCATGTGAAATGCTCATGATTGGGATGGCTGTAGGGTTGTCTTATTCTGGGTATATTCCAGTTTGTTATTCTATAACACCTTTTGTTCTATACAGACCATTCGAGATGATTCGAAACTATGCCGAGCATGAAAAGGTGCCCATTAAACTTATTGGAACTGGACGGAATAAAGACTACGGAAGCAACGGGTTCACGCACTGGGCTGAAGACGACGAGAGTATTGTGAAAGCTGCGTTTCCTAGCATGAAATTCTTCAAACCAGAAGTACTTGATGACTCTATTGTCAATGAGTTTTTATACAGTGATGCACCTGCGTATATTAATCTTAAAAGATGAACACACTAAGTATTAATGTTGTATATAAAACATTGTCCAGAGACGTGTCAGTCCAGACGTGAATCACTCGAAAAACATCTCGCTACGAGAAATGTAAAAAATCAAATATGGATGACCGATTTTTCTAAACATCATCCATATGTAATTTGGCTTCACAATAAACTCGACGTAAAAACAAATATAGCTTTTACATCTGGTCTCGTAAAGACGCTAGAGACTCTTAGGACTTTTGTTCAATCAAATGAAAAGTCCGCCTTTTTCGCTGATGACGACGTAGTTTTAATTAAAAATTGGAACTCTTTTCAGATTCCAGATATACCATATGTAAACATGTCTGTAGGTGTCAATTTTTCGATGTTACCAGATGGTAAACCGCGAGTCATTGGAAATAACGGGGGGTGTGAACTGATCTATATGACTCGAGAATTTGCACAGTATATGCTTGATAATGTCGATGTCCGGCAAACGATTGATATAGTGATTCACGGTTTAGTAAGACACGCAGGATTTCCGTTGGTATGTGTTCCCGTAGCTCAACAAACATCTTTACTTGAACCCAAAAACTCGAGTTTGGGAAGTTCTGGGATGAGTAACTGGATTCAATTTGTTCAGAACTTTAAGCCGACAGGCGTTCGTTACGAAGAACTACGGAATGAGAGTGGTTTCTTTACTGGGAACGACGCATGAGTATCCAGATGCACCTGTAGACCCAGAGCATCCCGCGTTCAAAAGACTGAAACAACTCATAGAGCTCGAGTTTTATATGAATTTTGATACAAAGGTGAATATTACGAATTGGCAATACGTATTAGAGAGAGCAGATGCCTATAGGATACAATGAAAGTGTGTTGTGTTATTTCATTGACTGATGGTTATGCCAAGCAACGACCTTTTTATGCTAACAACTCAATAGCGAGTTTTAAAAAATGGCACCCGGATATTGATGTCATTATTCTCAATGATGAGCTTCTCAAGCCGTATGACATAAAAACTCACTTTTATTCATTCGGACTCTCACGTTACCTTTTCATTCGAGACATTATGATTTCAAAGGGGTACACGAAAGTGATAGGACTTGGAGCTGATACCATCACATGCTCTCGGTTTGACGAGTTTCTCAATGACAACACTACGCCTTTGATGTGTACATTGGATTACAAAAATAAAATACCACAAGAAATGTTCAACTTTGATATCAAGCCCTTTTTCATGCCACATCACGGTGTTTTCGAATGGCCAACTATTAACAATGAGGTTGCGTGTGTTAATGATCCATCTATTGTGAATGACATGGAGAAATGGTGCCACCAACGAAAGTGTCACGAACAAGAGGCGATGAACTACATGTACTTTTTGACACCAGAGCGTATCAAGATTGTTGATTTTCCTTATGAGTTTTCACGGGTCGTGTACAACAATCGCGCAAAGGGGTGGCTAGGGTCAGAGTGTGTCCAGAGTGGAAAGTTTCACTTTGGTCTCGATGGTCCACAGATTGGGGAGTTTAGCCCAATCTATGTGTGGAAACCTATAGGAGATAAGCTGTACAATCAGGATGGGAAGCAGGTTAAAGCATTTCACTTTTGTACACAGAAAAAGGGTGAAGATCCGACGAAGGAATGGTTCAACGATGAAACTATTAAATTTTTTGTAGAACATTGTGCATGTGATTGGAACCTACCATTTAAAGTCATGTGATGTCTATATAACATCACATGAAAAAAGTTTTCATCCCGACGAATCACGGACTTGCAAATGTTTTCATTATGCTTACAGACTTTTTTTACAATAATCCCGATGGTCTTGTTCATGAATCTATAAAGAATTATGATTTGGGAAGGTGGCTTACATTTCATTTTGAGTTGACAGATCGCACGGATTTACCAGTATACGAATCAAAAATATTCATTAATCAGTTCACTATTCAACATGTTCATCCTCTTATCCGAAAACTCGTGAGTCCTTCTCCAGAGTTGCTCGAGTTGCTCGAAAAACACAAGCACCTCATTGATGATGTCAAATTGGGGGTCCATGTAAGGCGAGGAGCATCCGCCCCAGATAGTCGTAAAATTGTCTCTTTTGATAGTGATAAATTTGCTTCTCATGAAGCTGTTGAACAAATGATTCGTATGGTTGAGAATGTCAACGGTCCTGTATTTCTTGCAAGCGACTCACCCTTGACGAAAATGTATTTTCCTGACAATGTTCGCACACTCGATACAGGGATCGCAGTCGTTCATGGTGACGTTGAGTGCAATCCGGATGATCGTGCCGGTATTTTTCTTGATTTTTTCCTTTTGAGTCAATGCCCTCAAATTATCGTCACAGGTGGTAACTTCCCAGAACTTCCGGGATTGTCCACATTTGGGTACATGGCGGCTATTTACGGAGAAAAGAGGTTTATTATCGTTAAAAACCCTACATAGGTACTTTCATCGTAATGTCAAGAAACCCGAGCCGAACACCTTTGCAATACTTTGGACACTCCGTGACAAAATCGTCCATGTACTTGGCTGGGACATACTTGTGAATAAAATGATTGGGATCGTTTTTGGCGTAGTTTACAAAATTACAAACTGTTTCTTCGATATTCGCTGCAAATGCTATCTGGAAAATTAGTTGTTTTAGGTCATTCTCGAAATGCCAAGGAAATATACGATCATCCGTTTCTATGTTGCACAAATCATTTCGGACGAAAAACATATTACTCGTGTTGCACACAAGCGTGTACCCTTTTTTACGTCCGAGATCTTCGAGAATGTAGTAGTTGGCACCCTTTGCTGAATCATACACCGGTTCCTTGATCCACGAAGGAATGGCGTTGTTTGGTTCAATGATGACGATTTTTGGATTCACCTTGTGAGTATCTCTCCAAATTTCATAGTCAATTGAATCTACATCGATTGACAACAAGTCAATGTCGTACGGAAAGTTATTTTGTTCGAAAATTAAATCAAGATTGTTACTCACCATTTCACATACAGGTGTGATTTTAGGAAACTCTTTAGACGTCTCGAGAAGATCTTTGTACTTTTCAGTATCTCCTTCTATGTAAAGAGCTCGGAAATCGCGTTCCTTGACGAGCCGAAACGTGTTTGAAGCAGCTTTACCGTCCCATGCGCCAAACTCACAACACGTGCCACCATCTGAAATACCCAGTTTTTGAAACAAATATTCAATCATACCATCTTCACCGAACTGTGAATTCACATTCCGTCGATGAGCCAACATTTCTTTTTAATCAATGATAACCTTTAACACTTAAACAAAACGACTGTACTTAAAATAATGAAGCTACATCTTGGCTGTTGGCACAGACGTCTCGATGGCTACGTGAATATTGACATAAAGCACGAAAATGCTGATGTCAATGTAGATATTCGAAGTCTTCCATACGAAGACAACTCAGTTGACGAAATTTACGCTTCACACGTTCTCGAACATTTCGGACGTCATGAATTTCTGGATGTACTTAAAGAATGGAGTAGGGTACTCAAATCGGGTGGTAAAATATATATAGCCGTCCCAGACATTGACAGCGCATTTGAACATTATAAAAAACATGGTGATCTGAGTGTACTCTACGGTCAATTCTGGGGAGGTCAACGAGATGAATATGATTATCATAAATTTGGATTTACATTCGATACTCTTTCCAAGTACCTCACTGAGACGAACTTTGAAAACCCTCGACGATACAACACATTTGAATACCTTCCAAAGGATTTCGATGATTACTCAAAATCATACTTGCCTCATATGGATTTTGAAAATGGACATCTCTTGTCATTGAACATAACAGCTACAAAATCTTGATTTCAGTGAGCATCTGAACCTCCTGGTCCATAGTCACATCGTTGATACCTGCGTAAATCGACTTGGACTTGAGCAGCCGACGAAGCTCGTCAATCTCCAAAAACTTGAAGAACCGCTTCTTCATACTGATGTTCATGAATGGCATTTTACGATCCCACATCGCCTGACACACCGGCCATGTCACGGCACGCAATTCCCGAAGTTCACCTTCGTGTGCGTCGAGTCGAGGCAGGACCACTTCGCGCAAAAGTCGGGACACATCTTCAATGTTTGACATCTAGAACTAAAATGGTTCTTTAATTCTAGATGGAAAAAGCAGTATGGCACACTATAGTCGAACCCATGGTGAGAGAACACCTCACACGAAAATACGTTCCCATCGACCCACTTGTGTACAAAGTGACTGCCGTGTATTGGCTTTTCCAGGAACTCGTCAGCAATTGGAAGCGTGGTCACAGACTCACACTCGACCAAAAGGCGAAGCTGCTCCAGTTACTTGTATGGAATTTTGCCCGACTTCAACAAGAACAAGCCGCTTACGATGAGCGCGAGTTCCCCGAGGATGAAATATGCTGCGAGTGTCTCGACAATGCCGGAGAGACTGTCCCATATTCCGTTGACATCAATATATCACATGATACCACAGAACAAATTGCCGAGTTGGTTCTCGCGTGCAAAGAATTTCAGTGACTCATTTAAAAAGGAAGAAGGTTTTTTAAATAATGGGTACCCGTGTAGCCATCATAAGCGGTGTCACTGGACAAGACGGATCATACCTCGCCGAGTTTCTGCTCTCAAAAGGGTATGACGTCTACGGACTCGTCCGATACTCGTCCGAAAACAAGCGCGAGCGTATCGATCACATTCAGGGTCTCAAAATCGTTCGAGGCGATCTTACAGATTCTTCGCGTCTCGCTACAGTTGTTCGTGATGTGGCTGCTGGTAATTACGAGCGTATTGAAATTTATAACCTGGCTGCACAGTCTCATGTTAAAGTTTCTTTTGAGCAGCCTGAGTATACTGCAAACGTTGACGCAGTCGGAACCCTCCGCTGGCTCGAATCAATTCGCCTCTGTGGATATCCACTTGACCGGTTCCGATTCTACCAAGCTGGAACATCCGAAATGTTTGGCAAAGTTACTGAAATTCCACAGCGAGAGACCACGCCATTTTACCCTAGAAGTCCCTATGGGTGCGCTAAGCTTTTTGGATATTGGATTACAAAAAATTACCGAGAGTCTTATGGGATGTACGCGTGTACCGGCATTCTTTTCAACCATGAATCAGAGCGTCGCGGAGAGGAGTTTGTGACGCGTAAAATCACCAAGGCGATCGGCGCCCGTCAGTTTCCCATTGTGCTCGGAAACCTGGATGCCAAGCGTGATTGGGGACACGCACAGGATTACATTGAAGGTATGTGGAAGATGATGCAGCTCGACGCACCCGATGATTACGTCCTCGCATCCGGAGAGACCCACTCGGTCCGTGAGTTTGTAGAAGAGGCATTTACGTGCACTGGACGAAAGATCGAATGGCATGGTTCAGGTGACACCGAGTACGGCACGGATGTACTCACCGGTGAAATTCTCGTCCGAATCAGTCCTGAATTTTACCGCCCTGTTGAGGTGGATGTTCTCGTAGGTGATTCCACAAAGGCGCGAGAGGCTTTTGGTTGGAAACCCAAGGTGACGTTCAAAGAACTGGTTCAACGCATGGTTGAACACGATCACGTACGCTGCGGCTAAAAAGAAAAAACATTAACAATGTATGGTGAGTTTTCAAGTTGTTGCGTGGCACGGCGAGGATACTGACGAAGAATACACTGTCCATATATTCGGTCGAACAGAAGATGGCAAGTCTGTTCATGTTGAAACACCGTTCGAGCCGTACTTTTTTGTCAAGGTACCGCCCGATCGTACCCCGAAAGCGCTGATTCAAGAGATTCAGCCGTCGAGTTCTGCAGTCATTCGACGCAAAGATCTGTGGGGATTTCGAAATCAAGAAGAGAGCACGTTTTTAAAACTCGGATTCCGGACACTCGCAGAGATGAAAGAATGTCGTCCACGTGGATTGAAAGTGTACGAAAAGAACCTCGATCCTGTTTTGCGGTTTATGCACAGGACTGAAATCAAATCGACGGGATGGATCAAAGTGCCAGAAAATGCCAACCCTGGACACGACTCGACATGTCAAATCGACTTTTGCGTCAAAGATTGGCGAACGCTGAAACCCATTGACCGTGATGACATTGCACCTTTGCGCATCGCAAGCCTCGATATTGAGTCGTACTCTGAGTCAGGGGCTTTTCCAAATGCATTCAAAGAGAAGGATGTGTGCTTCCAGGTTGCCATCACGACGCGAGAGTTTGGACGAGAGGGTTATCTCGATCGGAAATGTCTGTGCGTCAAGAAGACGTCGGGCGGAGAGTCATTCGAGACGGAGCGCGAAATGCTCGAACGACTCGGACGATATCTTCGTGAGATTGATCCTGACATTGTGACTGGTTGGAACATCTTTGGGTTTGACTTGGAGTATCTGTACACGCGAGCAGTCGTGACTGGCGCTGGACCAGATGCACACATGTGGGGTCGTATGCGCGGTTTGCCAAATGAACTCGTCGTGAAACATCTTGCGTCAAACGCTCTCGGATCAAACGACTTGAAAATGGTGCCCATGATTGGTCGGTACGTATTTGACATGTTTCAGGATGTGAAGCGCGAACACAAACTCGAGTCGTACTCTTTGAATAACGTCTCAAAGACATTTCTGGGCGATCAGAAGATTGACATGCCCGTGAAGGAGATGTTTTCGCGGTTCCGTGAAGGTGATCCAGACAAACTGGGTGAGGTGGCAGAATACTGTATCAAGGATACTGAACTTCCCCATCGAATTGCTGAAAAGTTGTGTCTGATTCAAAACCTCATTGAAATGGCAAAGGCGACATGGGTTCCTCTGAGTTACCTCAGTGAGCGAGGACAACAAATCAAAGTGTTTTCCCAGATTTGTCGCAAAGCGCGTGAACTTGGATTTATGGTTCCGACCATGTACTCTAAAGCTACGAGTGACGATAAGTACCAAGGAGCAACTGTACTCGATGCACAAACCGGCGCTTACTACGGACCAATCACCGCCCTTGATTTCGCTAGTCTATATCCTAGCATCATGCGCGCTCATAATTTATGCTACTCTTCGTTGGTTATTGACCCCAGGTTTGGAAAAATTCCGGGTGTTGAGTATGAACAATACGGACCCTACCGGTTTGCACAGGCGCTTCGCGCGGAAGATGGAACCATGCTTCCGGTCCCATCTCTCCTTCCATCAATTCTGAACGAGCTCGCCGCCTTTCGCAAAAAGGCGAAGAAACTCATGGCGGCTGCAGAAGGAACACCCATGGAGGCGGTCTACAACGGTCAACAACTGGCGTACAAAATTTCAATGAATTCTATTTACGGATTCACTGGTGCTACTAAGGGGATGCTTCCGTGCGTCGCCATCGCATCCACGGTTACTATGCGAGGACGACAAATGATTGATGAGACGAAGAATTACGTCGAGGAACACTTTCCGGGCGCCAAGGTGAGGTACGGCGATTCGGTCATGCCATGGACACCTGTACTGGTTAAGTCTTGGTGGAATGAGGAAATTTCAAGTCGCACAATAGAGTCTTTGTGCACAAATTGGTTTCCGTATGAACATTTCAAGAGTGGTCAGGCTGAACAATCTGAAGACATGATATTCGATGCAATGACACATCTAGGTTGGAAACCTATTCGCAGAGTCGTGCGACATAAAAGTCTCAAGAAAATTTACCGAGTAACCTCACCATACGGCACGGTTGACGTGACTGAAGACCATTCATTACTCGATAACAAGTTGAATATTTTGAAACCACATGAACTCCACAAAGATACCATTTTACTGCATTATGGCCCTGACATACCAGGTGAAAATACCGTGACCCTCCTTCACGACTCATGGGACGGCTACGTTTACGACATCGAGACTGGAGCAGGTACATTTCAAGCCGGTGTCGGGCAGATAATTGTGAAAAACACCGACTCGGTCATGGTTGAGTTTGACGTCCAAGGTCGCAAAGGTCAAGAGGCGATCGACTATTCGTGGGCACAGGGTGAGCTGGCGGCTGAAGCGTGTACAAAACTTTTCCGGGCGCCGAACGACCTCGAGTTGGAAAAGGTGTACTGTCCGTACTTTTTGTATTCAAAAAAGCGGTACGCCGCTAAGATGTACGAGAAGAAGGGGGGTAGAGATGGTGAACCATCTCGTGTAGTCTTCAAGAAGATTGACGTCAAGGGTTTGCAGGTTGTTCGTCGTGACACGTGTATGTATGTTCGAGGCGTGCTGAAACACCTTTTGGATCTGGTTCTCAATTCGGAGGATCCACGACCCGCGATTGAATACGCACGGGCATCTGCAAAAACTCTTCTCAAAGGCAAGGTGGAGTCGAGTGAACTCATGATGTCGAAACAACTTGGATCAGACTACAAGACACGCGTTCCACACGTCGAGGTTCGAGACAAGATTAAGAAACGTTCACCGGGTTCAGAACCTCAACAGGGAGACCGAGTCGCATTTCTCATCACGAAGGTTCCGGGTCTTTTGTGCGACAAGGCGGAGGACCCTGTATGGGTCACAGACAATAAGATTCCATTGGATTACGTGTATTATTTCGAACATCAGCTGGTCAAACCGGTGTGTGACTTGTTGGAACCTTTGGTGGGCGCCAATCCTTTTCAGACGATTTTCAAATCGGTGGACTATCTGACAACACCGTCAATCTCGTCGTACTTCACACCTAAACCCAAGAATCCTTAAAAAAACAAGACCAATGGATTTACCAAATGAAATTATTCAGTACATTCTTGAAATGGCTGAACTTTCTATAGACTCGCGATTGGCGTTTGGTATCAAACCAAAGAAGGTAATCATACCTGATGGATTAAGTGAAGTAATAGACGAAATGAGTTATCAAATAAACTGGAATTTAGAACATGAGCAGATATTTTTATGTAATAATGAATCGATTCCTGGTAAGTGTGAGTGGTTTCATACATTCTATACTGGAGAGGATGAAGAAGGGGAACCCGTGATTCGCCATGAAACTTTTGAATTTAAAGCGGAAATATACTCCGGTGGATCATATACAGATAATAACTGCTGGTTCAAGCACTCAACTGGTGAAATCGTAAATTTTTTGTCTAATGAGATTCGTGAAAAAGAATCTCAAAAAATCGCAAGATTTTTCATCAAGTGAATTCGGATGCACGAGAGAAGTGCGAAGCTTTTCATTCAGTAGGTGGATCTTGGAGACCCTGCTGTTATTGTGAGGAAGAAAATGAATGCGATTGCAACTATGTAATTGAGTGTAATTGCAATTGGGTAGATGTAAACGACCCTGAATATAAGACAGAAAACGATTCTGTTTATGATTTTTCGCGTTCACCATCTCCGTGTGATGATTGGGATGGTTATTATTGACCTAAACCCAAGAATCCCTAAGAAACTATGGAGCAACAAATTCTTCAACTGATTGAAGACGAGGTGGAGCGCCGCGTCGTTGAACGCATGTCAACAGCTCTTGAAAAGATTAGTCGCACGTTTGACATTTCTTTGCAACAGCTGCTTCGAACGGCGAGTGAAAACACGACGAGTGTCTGGAACGGAAACGTGTGTCACGGACTGAGCAAGTCTTCGAAGCAAAAGTGTAAACGCGGTGTCAGGGATGGGTCTGGGTATTGTCACTGTCACAAGGATCAAAAGCCGATCCAAAGGGTGATTATTCCATCTAGATCACAACTGTCACTCATGGCTCCAAACACAGTGCACACGCATACATTGCCGCCAATGTTTCTTGCCGGATGTCCAGCATGTGAACGTGGGAAAAATTCTCGTATAGATATATAATGAATTCCAAACTCCTGATGCTTGTTCCCGCTCTCACGTTTCACGCTATTATTCTGTCATGGATCAACAAAATTGAAAAAAAATGCGATTGTAGCACAGACTGGCGCCGTGATTTCATGAAGTACTTTTCAGTTGTATCTGTTTTACTTCTCATCGGAAGCATGTTCATGCGTCCAACTTCTCTACCACCAGCGGTAATGACGCTCGGTATGGTATGGTTCATCGCAGCTCTCGTGAACATTGGAGCAATTCTTTCATACATTCCAGCACTCAGAAAGAAGCAATGCGATTGTGCACTCGAAGGCGACTGGCGCGATGATGCCATTTTCTGGTATCTGATCGCTTCAATTGTATTGTCATTTATTATGTTGGCTCGTAAGTAGATGGCGGGTGGTGTGTTACCAGGTCGTCCGTTTGTATTTAACGTCAAATGTATCATCTTTTCCCTGATGCTTTCACTTGGATATTGGTTTGCCCCCCACAAAAATCTGTGGGTCCTCGCATTTTTGATTTGGTTCCCGTACATTTTACTTGCGTGGTACGACTGGGCATACAAGTGTCAAGACAAACTTCGTCCAACAGTTGTGCCGTTCGGGCGGTACATATGGCTTCCTTTCAAGCCACCAGATTACAAGGATGAGTTTAACAACCTCGATCAAGCGACTATTGATGTGATGAATCAGGTGGATCACATCACGGCGTGGACTCTTGTTGCCGCTGCAGCAACGTGGTACTTGCTTAAAAACAAATGACTCTGAAATTCCAATGGCAACGAGGAGCGATTTGCTTCTCGAGGCGCTTAAACGGTTCTTCGAAGTGCCTGAGCATGCTCAGCAGTTGAAGGACATTCTTGAACATCGACGCGGTGTGTCTCTCAGGAACCTCGAGTGGTTCGTGACAAACTATTCCCGTCAGACGAACGTGACGTACACAACACCGACGGGGCGTCAGTTTACTGTCCACGTGGCATACAAGTCATCACTGGATGGCTATTCGAAAAAGTTTTTTGATCCATTTTGTCGAACTGAGCGAATTGAATTTATGGGTCTGACGACGACGGTTGCGCAGTTGAATTTCATTCGTTGGTGTATTGTCAATAGTATCGTTGATTATATCACAGAAAAGGGTGTTTTGAAAATTCGCCAGGAAAGCATTGTTACAAAGTAGACGAAACAAAAAACACATTTTATAGAAGAGCATCATGTCTGGTGCGCGTGTTCAACTTGATGCTGGAGGAACATTTACACAAAATCCACAGTACACATTATTCTCTCGAAAGTATGATACACGTGATACGTATATTGCTGAATCGCTCGAGATTCCTTTTGATACAAATGTACCTGCATTCGGTGGTTCTGTATCAGCTCGTATTCCACCAAAAGATGATTTACTCAGGCGTCTGACTCTTCGGTCTGAACTTCCACAGTTGTACACACCGCTCGGACCAGGGTACGTCTACCCTCGGTATTCTGATGAAGTCGACGGGGGTGTTTACGTCCAGACGAATACGCTCGCGATCCAACCAGGTGATTTCGTTGGCTACTTTAATACACAATTCCTTTCGGCATGGGCGACAAACTTTGTCGGCTATTCGAACATCAATGTCACATACGATTCGACGCTCAACAAGTTTGTTTTCACAGGCGTCTATTCGGACATCTTTTTTCAGAACGAAGCCAGCGCCTCATTTTGGGGGTTTGATATTCGGGATCCCGACTTTTTTACAATAAATGGTGGCTATCCGGCGTACAACTTTACGGGCGGCACGTTAATTGCACCACTCACGCTCGTACAAGCGGGTTGGATCCGCGGTTTTACGCCGCCACCTTCAAATGGGTTTTCGTACGTCGACTCGGTCGCGACCAAACTCGTCAAGAATGCGACGTTGACTGTCGGTGGACAGGTTATAGACCGTCTGACGAGCGAGCGACTGTACCTAGAACAGGACCTCTGCGTCGCCTACGAAAACCAAGCCGCTCTAACGATTCTCGAAGGCAAGAACGATATGTCGGTTGTGTCGACCCCTCGAGAATACTATACAAAGTTGACGTTCAACATGGACACACTGAACATGAGTGAGTTGTACATGCACGACGTCAGGGTCGATATCGAATACGAAAAATTTGAGAATCTTGCTGCGAATGTTATTACGTCAAATGGTTTTCTCGATGGTGATTCGTACGTTACATCGAATCTTCAGGCGATAACTGCCGACGGAACTGAAAACTTTGATCCTACATGGGCAATCGGCTGGAAAAATTATGTCATCATGGGTCCTTTACTGAACAATTCATTCAGGTTTTATAATCAGGATGACGGGACGTTTTATAAATGGACACCCGGGAGTGGTTCAGGTGTATTCATAACTACAAACGGCGGAACACTCTATGGTTCGACAGGTACATATATTAGAAAAGCTTTGATTTCGACAATACTTTCATCGAGCACGACACCGTGGACAACTAGTACATACAGTTTTTTTAGCGCATTCCCGGCGAACGGGGATGGTGACGGGAGAGTTATTTCTATTCTTACAGATGCTCGTTATGCTTACATACAGTACTCTGTGAATTATTACATCATCGGTTCGACGTATACGAGTCTTGTAAGTGTTACTTCAGACGTAACCCAAAAAATATGGACTTTCGTGTACCGATTTTATAATACAACTGCACCTTTGTCAGGATCGGACCAGACGGCCCTTCAGAACTTTTGGACAAATAATTATGGAGCATTTTCAAGTGCAGTGATTTCCTCGATGGTCCAAAGTGGGTCAGATGTTCTTGTCACCGGAACATTAACATATCCGAGTATACCATCAACTACTCAACAAAATTATTTTCGATATATTCACAGAAACTTGATATGGATGCGATACGACACGACTGCTGATTTTAATTCATCAAGTTCTTACACGTATGCACTGACAACCGGTGGACTTCCCGCCTCTATCAAAGATTTGTTACCTGGTTATACATTTTTTGAAATTACAAACAGTAATTTTTATTTAGGATCTACGTTCGACGGTCGGTACATATATTTTGCAACTGCGGGTTCTTATATCGCCAAATTGGATACTCAAAGTTTTCTGAGTACGGACGCGTACACACAAGTCGATGGTGCCATTATCACACCAAATCCAGTTCGTAATTTAGAAGGGGCACCATTGATGTCAGATGGTCGGTATTTGTATTTTTCATCTTCATCTCCACGGGGTTCACCCGGAACTTTTTCAAGATATGATTCGACGTCAAATGTCGACCAACAAGCCTCGTGGGAATTTTACACAGGCGATACGGTAATTAGGTCCCAAAATTTTGAATATAGTATTCCTTGTGGTTTTGACGGAAAGTATGTATATTATCATACAAAGACTGTGTTTCAACAACCTACGTTTCCAGAAACGGACTTTTCAAGAAAAACGTTGTGGCACAAATACGATACGACAAAACCTTTCAACCTTGCTAGTTCATGGGAATGGATCAATTTCCGTATCAATTCTGATAATACACTTGCTATATCTGGTTCGGATGGTTCCAGTCCTCAAATCGCGTTGCTGGTCCATCGAACAGATTTGACCACATCAAGCCCGTTTTATAATGGCCAAATTTACAGAATGCGTTTCATTACAGGGTCGAGATATATTTACATTACAGAAGTTGACGGACGAGGTTTTAATGTCAGTTACCAAGATTTTATCCAGTACAATCCGGTCACAATGTCGAACGTGCTCAGTTCGTCCAGTATCATCGCCAAGTACAAAAAGTATCCCACGCCACCCAGGACGGGCAAGATGCTCTACGGTCAGACGGATGTCGAAACGTTTACGATTCAACCGGGTGCACAAACGAGCGAGTTCCAACTTCGGTTCCTCAACCCGGTTCGGGAACTGTGGATTTCGGTCGATGATCCGTGTGTCATCCAACGGCTTATTCTTCGGCTGAACGGTGAAATCCTGGTCGACGACGACCAAGTCACTACAAAGACTATACGGGCATTCGAAAGTCACACATACGTAAGCAGTAACGTGGCCGTGGTCAACTTTGCACTCGACCCAGAAATACTGACACCGTCCGGATCATTGAACATGTCGCGAATAGCATCACCGATGCTCGAGATTCAACTCGTGGACATGCCGACCGCCGCCGCAAATGTTCGCGTGTACTCCAAGTCGTACAATGTTTTCCAGGCAAATAATGGGATTGGCGGGCTTCTTTTTAATTCTGCTTTCTAAAGTAGAATGACACCTCCAGCCCAATTTGCCCGTCAGACAATTCGACTTCAATTTCCAAAAGATATTCACTGGGGGGACGACATGACCGTATGGATCGCCAAGACGGGCGACATTGCCCGGACCATGTACCTTCGGGTAACATGGCCGACCGACGCACCGACGACCGTCCAACCGAGTGCCGGTACAGCCATGATCGACCGGGTCGAACTCTCATACAAGGATCAACTCATTGAAAGAATTTACGGCGAAAACCTGTACATGCTCGGTGATACTCGTGTGCCGCAAGCAAAACAGGCTGCTTTGACATATATGGTCGGAACGGGGCAGACGAGCAATCTCGCTTCGTATCACATTCCGATGCCTTTTTCGATTTTAAAAAAGGGACTGCCGCTCATCGCGCTTGATGAAGCGCCCAAGTTTCGGGTCGTATTCAAACCATCGACATTCTTCACCAATGGACTTGCATACACGAAACCAATCCAGGTGGATCTCTTTGTCGAGTACGTCTACGTCACCAAAGCCGAACGGGATTATCTCACGTCCCACGAACTCATTTATACGACTGAAAGTTTTCAGAGAATGCAGTTTCGAGTCCCGTCATTGTCCACTCAATCGTCTGTTCAATTTTTGACGTCGTTTGTGAATGATGTCAAGGAACTCTATTGGGTCATTCAGGGTGACAACGCGTCTAACGTGTACGATTACGGAACGACCGACCAGCTTGTCAATCTCCAGTTGACACTCAATTCGATTGATAGAATCACTCCAGACTACGCAACCGCGCAGTATCTTCGAGTAATTCAGGGTCTGGAGTTCCATACGCGCGTCCCGAACGGTCGGTACTACATGTATTCATTTGCGCTCGAACCCGAACTGAACGAGCCGTCCGGTGAAATCAACATGACAAACATCAATCGACAGCAACACACGTTGACTTTGACGTCGAGCGCATCTGCTCGTTCGGTCAGAATATATGCCCTGTCGTACAACTTGTTCAGTGTCTCGAAAGGAAATGGTGTTTCTCTGTACACACTCCAAGAAGGTGGAACTGAAATATTAAGTATAGTAAATTCGCCTTCGCCTTCGCCTCTTCCGGACGCCGTCACTGGTTTCGTGGCGTCCAACCCAACGGAAACCACAGTCGACCTGATATGGAATCCAGCCTTGTACGCAACTTCTTACTCTATTGAGACATCACCACCATCAACTACGCAAACGACATCCGGGACGACTCTCACGTTTCCAGATTTGGTACCGGACACTGAATACACGTTCACGATCACACCTTCGAATGCAACGGGTAATGGTCCACCGACGACGTC